TGCCCGGCGACGGCCCTGGCGAAGACATCCTTGTCGCGGCGGCGCATGGCCCGCCCGAACTCCACTAGGAGGTCGCGGTCCTGCAGCTTCTCCTCTTCGCGGCGGTAGTCTACGTCCACGTCGAGCTCTTGAGCGGACATGCGGAGCGCATCCTTGAGGGCGCTTGCGAAGGCCACGCGGTAAGTGTTATTTACGGCGCCGGACATGATGCCTTTCGCGAAGGTGTCTTTGCCGGCGCGGGCGAACCCGCAGATTATCACGGCGTGCTTGGTGGGCGCCATGGTTAGAAGGAGTCCGGGGCGGTGAGCGTCTGGCCCTTCTTGGCCCACGTCAGCTTGTACTTGTAGGACGGGGAGCCATCGGGGCGGGGGTTGCCTTCGCTGACTTCGACGAGCGTCTCGACGACCTTGCCGGCGGCCTTCTCAACGTAGGCCACGTAATCCTCGGGGGTGCGGCCGGCGAACTCGCTGGTGAAGTTGCCGGACATCTTGCCGACCAGCATGGCAAGGCTCTTCGGGTACTTGGTGCCGTAGGACTGCGAGAGGCAGTGGCCGTCGGCGGTCATCAGGAAGAGGCGGTAGGACATGGTGCCGTCGTCCCAGACCCGGACCTTGTCGGTCTTGGGCTTGGAGAGTTTCAGCATGTAGATGCCGCTCTTCGTGATCGTCTTGAGGGGCACCTTGTCGGCGCCGTTGTAGGGTGTGGTCATGTTTCTGGGTGGGTGGAAGGTTAGGAGAAAGAGAGAGGGACGGCGTCGCCGGGCTTCTTCCAGGGCTCGACCTTGATGATTTCGGGCTGGTAGGTCGGCCACGAGTCGAACTCGGAGCACTTTTGGAAGATGGTGATGGCCTCAAGCATCTTCATGCCGCCGTCGGCGATGAGCTCCTGGTCGAGCTCGAAGACCGCGCCTTCATAGGGGGCTTCTTTCTCGACGGCGATGATGCGGAAGCCGCGGGGGCTCTCGCCGAAGTTAAGTTTCCAGAGCTGCATGTACCAGGCGGCCTGCAGGCGGAAGTCCGGGTTGCGCTGCAGCTCGCGGCCGAAGCCGTACTGCGTGGCGTCCTCGCGGGTGGTCTTCAGGTCGTAGAGGAAGCCGTCGGCGCCGATGAAGTCGATGGACCCCTTGAGCGGGACGCCCATGTAGGTGGCCGACAGCGCGATCTCGGCGGCGTGGACGCGGATGCCGTGGCTGGCCATCACGGCGCGGAGGCCGTCGGCGTAGTGCAGGGCGTTGTCGTACTCGTCGCAGTCGCAGGGCAGGTCGTCGGGCTGGAGGGTGGTCTTCCAGTACTCGTACGCGGCCTTGCCTTCCTTGGTGTTCTTCTTCACGTCGGGCTCGGGCTTGTAGCGGGCGAAGAGGTCCGGCTGTAGGACGCAGGCGTGGGTGAGGATGCCTTCACGGAGCGCGGCGGTGGCCTTCGAGGGGTTGGCCAGGGCGTGCTTGTACTTCGCCGGCGAGCGGAGAAGGACCTTGGCCATGGTCTGGTTCAGGTACCCGGTCAGGGTGTCGTACCCGGTGCGGGTGATGGTGAACGCCTTAGCGGCGATGGCTTCGATGGTGGGGGGCGTGTATGTCATGTTGTATGTCTGTTGTATGTTATCGGGGGGTGGTGGAAAGGGGAGGGGCTGACCGGGGACTATGGAACTTACCCGGATCCAATCGGGCGAACCACGGCCAGCCCCAAGGGGTTCAGAGGTCTTCGTCGGGGTTATCTACGGCGTCTTCGATGGCGCCGAGGGTGACGGCCAGCGTCTCGACCTTCTCGTGCAGGTTCTGGAAGGAGACCAGGAGCACGCTGATGTCGGAGCGGAGGGCGTTGAGGCGCTCGCGCAGCTCGTCGAGGTCGTGGGCGTCGTCCACGCGGGAGAGGTCGGTCACGGCGAGCACGTTGCGGAAACGGGTGCTGTCCTGGCCGATGCGGTTGACGTCGTTCTGGGTAACGAAGGCCGACAGATAGCCTTCGAGGTTGAGGGCCTCAACGTGCAGGCGCTGGAGGTTGGCGGAGGCGGAGTCGCGGGGGCTCATGGGCGGGTGGGAATGGTGATCTCCTTGATGTCGCCCGGGGACTTCACGAAGTACCGGACGTTGGAGCGCTTAAGGGAGGGCCAGGTGTGCGTCTTCCACGCCCGCATGGTCTGCTCGAGGCCCTTGGCGTTGGCGGCGGTGCACTCCCAGAAGGCGTCCCCGTCGAGCAGGATGAGCATGCCGTACAGGTAGACGGAGTCCTTCTCGACCAGGCGTTCAATCGACTTGGGGATGTCAGCCATGGCGGCGCTTGTCGGCCCACTCGGAGCAGGCGTGCATGATGTCCTCGGCGGTGACTTCGGGGGCGTGGCGGAGGACGTACCAAATCTCGTCGCCGGCCTCGCGCATGGCCTCGTTGCGTTCTTCGAGCTGCTTGATGCGGGCCTGAGCGGCCGCGAGCTCGTTGATGCGCTCAAGGTTCTTCATGGCCTCGCCGATCGGGTCGAAGGGCTGGCCGCCCGAAAGGAAGTCGTTAGCCATTGGCGGCCTCCTTCTTCACGGCGGCGTTGAAGGCCGGGTTGTTGGCGATGGCGATCAGGTGCTCGCCGGTGAGGTCGGTCAGCCCCTGGCCTTCCTTCAGCCAACCCTTGCGGAGCAGGACGCGGACGGCGGCCTCGGGGTGGTCAGTGTACCCACTCGCCCTGCTGGGCGTCTGAGGGGTCTGGCTGGCCGTCTGAGGCGTTTTGATGGCGGGGGAGGCCGAGAGCCCGTTCCCGTCTAGGTCGAGGTCCACGGAGACACAGCAGGCGGTCTGGACGGATTGCCGGCGGATGTAGGTCAGGGCGGCGCCAATCTGCTGCGGGCTCATGCCGTCGGCCCGGATGAAGAGGGACCCGCCAAGGAAGGCGGTGCCGTCGCGGTGGCGGAAGGACGTGCGCACGCCGATGCGGCCGTCGTCGGTCGTGTCCACAATCTGACAGAGGGCCAGGTTGTGCGCCGCGAGGACCGGCTTCACGGCGTCGAGCAGCTGGTCGAGGGAGACGTACTTGGAACCCTTGAAGGCGGGGTTGGACTTGTTGGCGCTGACGTTCTCCAGGGCGTTCAGGGCGGTGACGAAGTCCGCGTTGGCGTCAGTGGCTTGTTTGCTCATGGGTGCTTGGGAAGGGTTAGTCGAGTTTGCCGTTGTTGGCGGCGGCCGCGTCGATGGTCTTCTGCGTCACGACCTTGAGGCGGCCTTCGATGCAGAGAGACCAGTAGTTCAACTGGCCCTTGCGGCGGGGCTTGAGGGTCGAGACGACAGTGCCGTCGTGCAGGATCAGGTAGCGGGTGCCCGGGATGGCCACGGGGGGCCACACCAGAGACTTGGTGGTTTGGAGGTTGGCGGGGATGTTGGACATGGTGAAAAGTTAGTTGATGGCGCCACGCTTGGCGGCGTCGAGGATGAGCAGGGCGTCGGCGTTGGCCAACGTCACCTTGAGGCCGGGCTCCGAACCGAAGAGCTCGCCGGCGCGGGCCTTGAGTTTATTCTTCCAAGCGGTGGTCGAGAGGTCGCCCTTGGTGCCGACAGGGTGGGCCTTCTGCCAGATCGCGGGGCGGACGCGGTGGACTTCCCACCCGCAGGCCACGGCGGCGCCGTAGAGCACGCCGGTGTTCCACATCAGTTTCCCAATGGCAGAGCCGGGGATGTTCTTGCCCGCGTAGAGCGGAGGCTCTTCGAGGTAGAGGACGACCTTGCCGGCCTGCGTGCTGATGTTGGCCACTAGCTTGCAGACCTCCCAGTCGGTGCCGGGCATGTTGTACGACGAAAGCCCGAGGTGCTGGTGGTACGTCACGATGGCACCGGACACGCCAGGGTCTACGGCGACGAGCATAGGATGGTTGGTCATGGCTTGGTTAACGTGTCGCCTTTGCCAATCGGGCGGCGACGACCTTTGTGATGGTCGGGCAGCGCGAGAGGTCAAACCCTTTCGAGCGGAAGCCAGCGAACCCCAGTTGATGCGCCGCGTAGAGCTCGCCGATCGTCGGGCGGCGGCCGAGGGTTGCGGTCAGGCGGTCCTCGAGCAGAGTCAACCAGGAGGAGGCATACGCAAGGCCGGCCTCGGGGTCGTGGGCCAGAGCGTAGGAGTAGACCGGGAGGCCGTGGGCACGGCGCCAGCGGGAGGTATCGGACCAAGCTGCGGGGAAGAACTGGCACAGGCCACGCTCGCCCAAGCGGCCGACGGCGGCGGGGTTGCCGGCGGACTCGACGCGGATGATGGCGTCACGCCATGCCGGGGAGACAGTGGCCGAGGCGCTGGCCGACAGCAGGAGCAGGAAGAGGCGCATAATCAGAAGCCCGTCGGGACGATGTTGCCGGTGAAGAGCTCGCCGTCCTTGTCGCGGTAGGCCCACTTGAGCAGGGCACGGCCGGAGGGGGAGACGTGGGCGTAGACGTTGATGTCCGTGCACCCGTAGAAGATGAGCATCTGCTCACATTCGTGGGTCTGCTGCTCGACCTGCTGGTTGGCGTACTTGGGAGTCCAGTCGCCCTGGAGCACGCGGTCACGGGCGAAGACGACGCCACGGGCCAGCGTCTGGACCTCCGTGGAAGGGTTGCCGAGGTTGTTTGTAGTCATTAGGCTTGGGGGTTGGAGATTTGTTCGACGAGAGCGATGCGGCTGCCGATCCAGCGCATGACCGGGACCGCCATTGAGTTGCCGCACGCCTTGTAGCGCGGGCCGTCGGGGCATTGGTCGGCGGGCTTGCCCTTCCAGGGGATGCACGACCAGCCGTCGGGGAAGCCTTGGAGGCGTTCGCATTCGGTCGGGGTGAGGCGACGGACTGCCATCGATGACATACAAATCGGAGCAGGGACAAAAAGAGAACCACCGCCCAAGGCGTGCTGATCCTCAAGCCCTTGCTTCTCCCCGAAAGATGCGTTCAAGGTGCAAGCGGTGTCTGCGGGCCACTTCCTGCCGCCTGATCCAGCGCCGCCTTGAGCATCGGAGGCAACGCCTTGCCCCTTCTTTCGGCCCTTCGCAGTATCCCCGCACAGGCTTTCGGGCTCAAATAGAACCTTGGCGGCAGACTCCCAACCTCCAGCACCGAGGCAAGCGACGACAAACACGCGGCGGCGGCGCTGTGGGACTCCGAAGTGTTGAGCGTCAAGCACCCGGTAGGCCCACCCATACCCGCGTTCGACCAACCCTTGAAGGAAGGTTGCGAAGTCAGAGCCACGAGGTTGTCCGCTTGATAGGACACCTGGGACGTTCTCCCAGAGAACCCAGCGGGCTTTAAGCCGTTGAGCCAAGTCGAGAAAAGACAGCATGAGCTGACCGCGTGGATCGTTGAGGCCGCCTCTTTTGCCGGCGACTGAGTAGGATTGGCAAGGAGTCCCGCCGACCAGAAGGTCGACTGTTCCGGGTTCGATGGGCCAGGTGTGGTGTTCGGTGAGTGAGCCATAGTTGGGGGTGTTTGGAAAGCGGTGTTTGAGGATAGCGCAGGGGAAGGGTTCAATCTCGGAGAAGCCGACGGCCTTCCAGCCGAGGGGTTCCCAAGCGACCGACGCGGCCTCAATGCCGGAGCAGACGGAGAGGAAGCGCATTAGTACTTCGGGTTGTCGATGATCTCGATGAGGGACGGGCCGTCGGCGAGGGCGAGGATGTAGGCCGCCAGCGCGAGGCCGGCGAGGAGGGCGAGGAGGAGTTTCATGGCTTGGGGGGTTGGGGGAGATTAGAGGGCGACGTCCAGAGCGGCCTTGAGGGTGCTGGTCTGCTCCTTGTTGATGCGCTTGCCCTTGATGAGCTGCATGGCGGCGTGGTAGGCCACGCATGCGATGATGTGCGCGTCATTCGCGTCTTCGAGGTCGCACTCGTAGGCGTCGTGATCGGCGTAGAGGCCGGCCTTGTAGGTGGCCTGCACCTGGTTGACCTTGCGGGTCTGCTCTTCGACGAGGGCGGCGAGGGAGAGGAGCACGTTGGGGCGCTCGACGATGGTGGTGATGGCGGTGGTCATGGCTTGGTTTGGTTGGGGTGAAAAAGAAACCCTATCAGTTGATAGGGTCGGTGAGGCCGCGGCGCACAGCGTCGGCGTGGCAGATGATGTCGAGATCCTTGTTGACGAAGACGAGACCGATGAAGGTCATCATCGAGATGCCGACACAAGAGTCGTCGATGGCGAAACGAGCGGCGGCGCGATTGCGGATTTCGGTGAGGGAGGAGGCGAGGGTATTCATGGCTTGGTGTTGGTTGGAACAGAGATGAGTAGACAAGCACCTTGCCAATGGGTCAACACAATTCTTTTGCCAAGTTCCCGAGCGGGGTGGTTTGGAACCTTTAGGCCGAGAAAGTTGCCATAACTTCCCGAGCGGGCAGTTTATGGAACCCGCCAGCCCCGTCTACATGTCGCCCCAGACATGTCGATTAGACCCCTCTGGCTTGCCCTAGGAGGCGTTTTGACGGCGAAGGCGTAGGAAGACCGCCACCCCCACCCCTAGGCACCCGACCGACAACGCCCACCCTAGGTCGCGGCATGCCTTGAGGGCCAGTGTGGCCGACGATAGGTTGCGCTCCAGGTTCTTGTCGTCGCTCTTCGTGCCGGCGTCCGTGATCAGGAGCACCATGGCCTGCGTGTCCTCGAAGCTGCGCAGGACGAAGTCGCAGATGAAGGCAGACGCGGCCGCAGCCATCAAAGCCGCCACGACCAGGAGGGCCACGGCCAGCAGGAGGTTGTTATCTCCGCTTGGTCTTTCCTTTGCCGGCGGCACGTTTGACTCCTTTCGATACCTTGGCGACCTCGGCCTCGCCCTTGGCCTTGATGTATTTCAGAAGGTAGTCGAGACACTCTGGGGCCGCGTAGCCAGCGGCGCCGACGGCGGCCATGCGTAGCCCTGTGCTCTGGATGTGGTCCTGCACGGCGTACCCGACCAAGGCGGCGGTGATCGCGGCGGCGAAGACGCGGCGCACGACCCAGCCGAAGGTCACGGGCTCCGTCGAGAGGAGCAGGCGGGCCGTCATCGCCAAGCCGCCCAGGATGGAGGCAACCACCCCGTCCTTGAGCTCGGGCGGGATGTCGTCGGGGTTGACGGGGGAAGCGCTCACGAGATGCGGACGGGGGTCGTGTGCTTGCCGAGCAGGACGCGGCGAAAGTTTTCCTGCCAGAGCACGGCGCTGATGACCTTGCCGGCGCGGTCCACTTCCTTCTCTGACATTTCAGGGAAGGCCACATGAAGCATCTCGTGGGTGAGTGTCTCTAATTCGCGCTTAGGCGAGAGCCTGGGGTCAATCTCCACGACCGGGCGGGCGGGGTCCGTCTCGGCCTGTCCCCATGCACGCTCTTTCCCGAGCGGCCGCCAGATGACCTTAACCTTGGGTTTCTTGCGGGCCATCGGGGCAGGGGCGGTTGCGGAAGTGTAGCCACACGAGGGCCACGACCAGGAGCACGAGCCCACCCGCAGAGGGCAGGAAGTAAGGGGAGGCGAAGAGGTAGGGCAGACCGCCGATGCCGGCGCCGACGAGGAAGGCCACGCTCGCCCGGAGGTACTGGCCGAGGAGCCCCATCGCAAGGGCCGCGAGGAAGCAAACGCCGGCGGCCACCGCGAAGGCGTTACGCACGCCCTCCGTCCTGACCTGCTCGACCTCGGCCTTGAGCGCCGTGATCTGCTTGTTGGCGTTGTCGAGGGCGGCCTTGTTCTTGGCGGCGTCCTGCTCGGCCTTGGCGAAGTTAGCGTCGATGACCGCGAGGAGTTTCCGCCCGGCCTCCTCCGCCCGCTTGTATTCCTCAGAGTTATGACGGGCCACGCGGTTGCGGACGTAGTCGAGCGCCTGGGCGTCGGGCTTCGGGAGGTAGGCCAGCGCCACGCCCGTCTCTGCCCGGACGACCTCGGGCTTGTCGGCGTTCTCGCGGGCGACAGTCACGGCGGCGGCGATGCGCTGGTCGGACTTGTCAATCTGCGTCCCCAGCTTCGCGAGGTCGGCAGGGTCGGAGGTCGGCGTGCCGGTGCCGGCGGTATCCTGGGCAGGAGTGCAGGCCACAAGGGCCAGCAGGGTCATGACCAAAATACGATGCATCGTAAAATGGTCACTTGCCCTTGAGGGCGTCGAGCAGCTTGCGGCCTTCGGCTTCGCCGGCCTTCAGGCGTTCGGCGTGCTTGCGGGCCACGAGGAGACCGGCGACGAAGCCGCCCAGGAGAGAGAGGGTGACGGAGATGAGGTAGAGCATGGTTTAAAGTCGGGAGAGAAGGGCGGCCAGTTGGGCCTCGAGTTCCGCGATCCGCTCGGCGTCGGTCTTGACAGGCACCTCGGCCTGATAGGCCACGCTGACCAGATACTCGTCGGTCATCTCGGGGTTGCCAAGCACCTTGCGGCCATCCTCGCAGGTGATGGACTGGCCGTCGTCGGCGCGCGTCCAGGTCAGTCCGTTTTGGTCGATGTAGGGCATAGGGTTTAGAGATAGGTGACGATAACGACGCGACCATTTGCACCACTACCGCCGCCCCCGCTGGTGAAGCCAGTATCACAGGCACCACCGCCGCCACCGCCGCCACCGGGCCAGCCGCCACCTGCGCCAGACGATCCAGCCGTAGCCGTGCGATAGAAGCCGCCACCGCCTCCCGTGCCAGCGTTGTAAGAGATTGTAGCGGAGGAGACGCCAGCGGTGGGCTGTACAGGCCCAACAGGATTACCGCCCGCACCGCCGGAGATGATTACATTCATGCCCGCGTTATTTAGCGCGGCCGAAAACGGGCCGCCGGCGCCGCCCGTCCGTTCCGTCGTAATATTGGCAGTCGCCCCGCATCCGCCACCGCCACCAGTAGCGGCAAAATGCATTGAAGTATTGCTGGAGCCAGTGACGCCGCTGCTCGTGGTACCTTGGGCACCTGTTCCAAGTGTGTTGGTGTTGTTGGAGAGGAAGAAGGTTGAAAGCCTTCCGTTGCCGCCAGTTCCGCCGATAGTAGAACCGCCGAGTCCGAAGTTCCCGCCCACGGCGCGCCAGACGTGAAAGATAGAGTTTCCACCGACAGTTCCAGTCCCGCCTGAGGTTCCAGTAGTGCCAGTCGCCCCGGCTCCACCTGCTCCGACAGTGATTGTTTCAGTCGCGCCCAGATACGCGGCATCGGTAATGGTATAGAAGAAGGTCGAACCACCACCAGCGCCGCCACCAGCTCGGGCGACTGTGGTCGCGTTGCAGGAACCAGCGCCACCGCCGCCACCGCCACCCCACATGAAAACTTCCACCTGCTTGGCGCCGGCTGGTTTCGTCCAGGTGAACGTGCCAGAGGTCGAAGCGGTGCCGAAGCTCTGAACGTTAATGCCACCACCACCACCGCTAGCCGTGGCCCACTGCAAATCCCACGAGGTCGCGCTCACCTTGGAAAGCACCTGCCCCGTAGTCCCGCCAGAGGGGACCAGCTTCGTGGCCGGCTCCACCGCCGCAGTCCCAAGGCCGAGGTTCGTGCGGGCCGTCGGCGCGTTGACTAGGTCGGACAGGTTCGACGCCTTGGCCAGCTTCGCGTCGAGCGCCGTCTGGAGATCGGTCTGCGCCGAGAGCGTGCCGGTGATGGTGCCCCACGCCGTCGAGGTCACGGGGGTCACGCCGCCGACGTTGACAGTCCAAGCCGCATACGTCCCCGAGCCCGTGTGATGGTTAACGTCCACA